GGGCCAGCGTTCGGCGCAATCTTTAGAGCCATAAGAGACGACTTACTTCCAATCTTACGCGCTTGGTGGACTTTCCTTTATGACACAGTTATTCCAGCCATCGGTAAAGTAATCGGCCCAGTTCTCGAAGGTCTTAGTTACGCATTCAATACAATCAAGAAAGCGGTCGCCGAGAACTCCACAGAGTTAGCTCCGTTCTTGCAATTACTTAAAAACATCTTCGAGTTTATTAGTAAATACTTCGCGCCTATCCTTGGCAATAACTTAAAGCTCGCACTCATGGGCATAAGTAACTTAGTCGCTACTTTAATTACGGGATTCTCGCAGCTAGTCGGATTCTTGACTCAGGCTTATAAACAGATGACGAACATCGTTAACTTGGTCAACGAGAATAAAAGTTTATTCTTGGGACAAGCTGGAGTCGTGGGAACTATCATCGGAAAGTTAGGCGGTGCTAAAGCCAAGGGCGGCCCAGTCGCGGGCGGCACTTCTTACCTAGTCGGAGAGCGTGGCCCAGAACTGTTCACGCCAAACACTAGCGGAATGATTACTCCAAACAATCGTCTCGGCGGATCAGGGGCCAACGTCTTTAACATCACTGTAAACGGCGCAATAGACGCAGAAGGTACGGCTAGAACTATAGTAGACATTCTTAACCGTTCAGCTGCTCGCGGCGGCGGTGGCTATAACGCACTAGTGAGCGTCTAATGAGCGTCTGGACTCCCGAATGGTCGATCCAGATAAACGGTGGAACCGAATACACGAATCTTACTCTAACGAACGTCTCGATCACTTCGGGCCGTACAGACATCTACTCCCAGCCTAGAGCGGGCTACTGTTCTTTAGAGATTCTTAATCTAGACGAATCTCCGCTTACTATCGACGTGAACGATAACGTCTTGATTAGAGTTAAAGACTCTACGGGAACTTTTGTTAATTTATTCGGCGGAGACGTTACAGACATTCAAGTTTCGGTCGTCAATAGCAGCGGAACGCAATCGAATCAGATTATCCGTCTAACAGCTCTTGGAGCCTTATCCAAACTTCCAGTAAGTCTTACAGAAGGCGTCTTATCTAAAGACTTCGATGGCAATCAGATCTACACAATTCTCTCAGAACTGCTTCTTAATAACTGGAACGAAGTGGCTCCCGCTGTAACGTGGGCTAATTATGACGCTACGACAACATGGGCTAACGCGGAGAACGTAGGACTGGGAGAGATAGATCGAGCGGGTGATTATGAACTGGCAGCTCGTTCGGCTTCTATTACAGACGTGTATTCTTTAGTAAGTTCTCTGGCTAATTCTGGACTCGGTTACATCTACGAAGATTCGGCCGGTCGAATCGGTTACGCAGATTCAACTCATCGCAGCGCGTATCTAGCTAGTAATGGCTATACCGTTATCTCAGCCCAAGACGCTCTTACTTCTTCGATCGCAACTATTAAAAGAATCTCAGACGTTCGCAATAACGTAACAGTCCAATACAATAACGGCGGCGAAGAATCGGCTAGTAATACTCAGTCCATCGCTATCTATGGACAACAAGCTCACACAATTCCGACGACCTTACATAACGCCGCCGACGCAGAGTTTCAGGCCGAGTTCTATTTAGGAATACGAGCCTTTCCACAGGCCCAGTTCCAAGCGATCACTTACACGCTGGCCAATAGCAACATAGACGACTCAGATCGAGACGCGCTTCTAAACGTGTTTATCGGTTTACCTTTAGACATAAACAATCTTCCGCCGAACATCTTGTTAGGACGCTTTCAAGGCTTCGTCGAAGGCTGGAGATTCTCGGCTGGAGTAAACAGACTCGACCTAACTCTTACTCTCAGTCCTACGGCTTTCAGCTTGCAGTCGATGAAGTGGGAGAACGTGAGTGTCGCCGAGAGCTGGAATACTTTATCTTCTACACTTATCTGGAACAACGCGACAGTAGTCGCATAAAGGAGCAAAAATGGCAACTAGTCCACTGTTTGGCTGGCAAGAACCCGACGACACGAGTCTCGTAAAAGACGGCGCAGCTGCGATTCGTACGCTTGGCAACGCCATAGATACGTCTATGGGCGATCTTCTGGGTGGCACTACTGGCCAGATACTTTCCAAAAACTCTAATACGAACATGGACTTTACGTGGATCACAAACGACGTCGGCGACATCACAGCGGTTACAGCTGGAACAGGTATTTCAGGCGGTGGAACTTCTGGCGCAGTAACTATTACTAACTCTATGGCTACGGCAATTACCACAGCTGGCGACTTAATTAAGGGAACAGGTTCGGGAACTTTCGATCGCTTAGGTATCGGAAGCACTGGTCAGGTTCTAACGGTAACAAGCGGCGCGCCAGCATGGGAAACACTTCCAGCGGGCGCAACTGTTAAGACGGTCCGTAAGTCAGCGGATCAGTCAGTTACGAGTAGCACTACTTTAGTAAACGACACACACTTAAAGTTCGCTGTTGCAGCTAATGAGACTTACATCTTCCAATTATGGCTGTTCACTTATGCGGCCGATGGAACTCCAGACATTAAAGTAACGTGCGCTGGCCCAGCTGGATCGACTGTTCTCTGGTCTTCTAGCCAAGTGATCTTCAACGCGGCGGCTGCTACGACTTTAACTTCTGTTAATACATCGGGCGTTAGTGCGGATCTATTCGTAGACGCTAATAATAGAGCGATACAGCTTTACGGAACGATCGCAAATGGTGCTACAGCTGGAGATCTTCAATTCCAATGGGCACAAAACACGAGCAGCGCAAACTCGACAACTGTCAAGGCTGGATCTTCTATCTTCGGAATAAAGGTGTAAACATGAGTAAAGTAATTACGACTAAAGAGATCAACATCGACCAATTAGGCCATGAGTGTAAAGTCGATCTAAACATCGTCTCGGAGCCAGATGGTACGTTCATCATCGAATCAAGTGTTGCCCAGAAAACCTTAGAATCATTCATCGACGATCATGTCGCCGATTCTTCTTGGGTTAATCCAAGTCCAGTTAAAGAAGTAACTATCGCGGAGAAGTTAGCTTCTGTCGGACTTTCGGTCGAAGAGTTAAAGTCGGCTTTAGGTCTATGAGTTACCCAATCGGAACAGCTGCGGCAGTCGTAGAAGTAGCACTTAAAGAAGTCGGCACTGTAGAAGAAGGCGATAACCTTACGAAGTACGGAAAGTTTACGAAGGCCGACGGATTACCTTGGTGCGGATCTTTCGTTAACTGGTGCTTCCATGAAGCGGGCGTAAAGCTTCCGTCGATGGTGTCTACAGCTGCGGGCGCGCATAAGCTTAAAGAAGTAAGCCGCTGGGTAGAATCAGAGCCGAAGATCGGCGATCTTGCATTCATGGACTTTCCGCATGATGGAGTCGACCGTATTAGCCACATCGGAATAGTCGTGGGAATTAAAGCGAAAACGGTTATCACGATCGAAGGTAACACTTCGGGAACTGGCGACCAACGTAACGGCGGAATGGTAATGATTAAAGAACGCGCATTCGGGAGCGGTAAAGAAGTCGTAGGCTTCGGACGTCCTAAGTTCGTGGCTTATGCTGGCGATTATCCAGTCGTCGAAGTACCTACTCAGTCGGCAGCCAAGCCGAAGATTAAGGAGAAGAAAGATGGAAAACTTAAAACCATTACTCGCAAGCTGGGCGCGTAGCTTCTTAGCTGCGTCTATAGCTGTATACATGGCGGGAGTGACAGAACCGAAGGCGATCGGCATGGCGGGCCTTGCCGCCGTTCTGCCTGTAATCCTACGCTGGCTTAATCCTAAAGACACAGCTTTCGGGTTATCGGGGAAGTGACTCGGAAACTACTCGCGGGAAGTCTGGCCTTAGTCCTTTCGGCTGGGCTTTCCGCTTGTGGTTATCAAGGGTGGATTCGTTATGAATGCCAAGAATACGAAAACTGGGAAAAACCAGAATGCAAGCCGCCACAATGCGTCCCTACTGGAACGTGTACTAAAGACGTCCTTGGAGACGTATCACATGAGACACACACGACGCCGTAGTCCAGAAGAAGTCCACGCGCAGCTCATTCTTATAATCGGCGCGACTTTAGCATTCGTCTTCTTGATCGTAACGCTGGGCATTACTTACGCGCTTATCTTCGTTACTCAGCCGATAGGTAATCAAGCTCCGAACGACGCCGCTTTCATAGATCTACTAAAGACACTTTCGATCTTCTTAACTGGATCCCTTGGTGGAGTTCTTGCTGGTAATGGATTAAAGTCCAAGCCAAAACCGCCAGTCGACACGCCGACAGCCACGCGGGAATCTTGACCTAATCGCGTTCGTGCTTCACTCTTTACGTAGGGAGCGCGAACGTCGCTCCCAGTATCGGGAGCAAGTAAATGAACGAACTATCTATCGTGGTCTTTATGGCCGTCGCTGGAATCTTATGGTCAGCGATCAGCTACTCAGTCGGTTATCGTGAAGGTGAGCGACGCGGTTATTCTCGCGGTCGCGCTATTTCACGTCACGCAGCTAAGGAAGTGAAGTAATGAGCTTCCTAGATAACTACGAGGACGTCGCCGCCAGAATCGCCCGTCTATGGGCTACACACCCTACAGCTAGAGTTCAGACGAACATTGTGGACTTTAACGCAGAAAAGGGCTTCGTTCTTATTCAAGCCCAGATCTTTCGTGAGTACGAAGACGTTAATCCATCGGCTACAGATTATGCATTCGGGAACGTAGCTACGTATAACGTGAACATGAAGAAGTTCTTCGTAGAAGATACGGTAACGAGTGCAATAGGTCGCGCTATCGGACTTCTACTTGGAGCAGATAAACGTCCAACTCGCCAAGACATGGAGAAGGTCGAGAACCTATCTACCAAGGTCGCTAATTCAACAGCCGACGATTACGATCCTTGGACTGTTAAGTTCGGAGACGTGCCAAGCTTTAAGACAGCGGCAGAAGCAGAACAGAGCGGCATTCCTAGCCTTGGATCGTCGATGGACGAGATCGCTAAGCAGCTGGGCGGAGAGCTAGTCCAAGAAGCTCCACAGTGCAGCCATGGGCATCGTGTTTGGAAGCAAGCCCACGAAGGCGCGCCTAAGAACTGGGGCGGCTACTTCTGCACAGAACGCACTAAGGCCACACAGTGCGCGCCATTGTGGTATGTCTTAACTTCTTCTGGAAAGTGGAGTCCGCAAGTATGAGCAAATACATGGAGATTATTAACCCGCAGACAATGACAGGCAGACTATACGAGAATGGCGAAGTTATAGCCGAGTATCAGATCGAGCAGTGTGACAGCTGTAAGAAACTCGTAAAGTGGGACAAGTTCGGCTATACCAAGGGCCAAGGGCGCGAGAAGTTAATCTGGTTATGCGGGTTATGTAGATGAGAGTAAAGCCTACGATCGAAGATAAAGTTCTAGCGCACACTGTTGCTCTAGAACGTATCGCTCAGATCCAAGGACAGCCAGACCACGAAAGCCGATACGACAGACATCTGGGATTCCATGATTACGTCGCTCAGGTAGCCGAGTCAATCGTGGCCGAGATACTAGTAGCCAGATTCTTAGGATTCGTCGACTTTGATCCACGAACTTCGCAATTTAAGAAAACGGCCGATGTCGGAAGCTTTATAGAAGTGAAGTGGACACGTTACGAGACTGGGCAGCTCATAATCTACGAAGGTGATCGCAATACAGACGTAGCGATTCTTGTCGTGGGAACTAGCCCTAATTACAGGTTAGCGGGCTGGATTCCCGTAGCCATGGCCAAGAGGCCGAAGTATAAGAACGCTAGGCAGCCTACTTACTGGGTAGACCAAAAGAATCTACAGCCTATCGAGAACCTGAAAGGATCTAACTATGGACAAGCTTCGCTATAAATGCCGAGTCTGCAAAAAGGAAACAGAGCAGTTAATTCGTGTAATTACAGATAATCTTCCAGAGAACGTTAAGACGATCCAGTGCTGCGTCTGCTCGACGATGACGGTGGCACTAATTGGAGAAGCTAATGGCGACTTATGAGTACCGCTGCGAAGTGTGCAGTAAGCAGCTAGAAGTCCAGAGATCTATAGAGGACAAGCTAGAAAGAAGTCCTTACTGTCCTAACTGTACGGTTCCCATGAAGCGGGTTTATTCGCTTGGAGGCGTGGTATTCAAGGGTAATGGCTGGGGCGGTAAGCCATGAAGTTATACACAGACGTTATCCACACCCTGTGGGACACGCTCAAGAACACGCTTGTTAGCCTGTTAAACTTGACAGCCTTGCTACGCTGTTATCGCTTGAAGCGAGCCGCTATCGCGGTTAGCTCGCAAGGGCGAAAGCAGCTAATGGGCGCGGTCTATGTCCTAGCGGCCATCACTTCAATAACAAGCATTCCACAATCAACAGCAGCTAGTTATTCAATAGATCATCTAAAGCTTTATGCACATTCAAGGATTCTCGATTATAAAGAGTTTCAATGCTTTAACAAGATCATCACTAAAGAATCTCGATGGAACTACTTAGCCAAGAATGGTAGCCATTACGGACTAGGCCAGATGAGATCACAGCATTACAGAGATCTAGATCCTTATCGCCAAATAGACGCTACGCTTAAATACGTGAAGACACGCTATTCGACAAGCTGCAAGGCGTGGGCATTCCATCAGAAGAGGAACTTCTACTAATGACATTACACTCACAGCGTAAGAGCAACTCGACACAATGGAAGAAGCTCAGACTTCGGATCCTTAATCGTGATGGCTGGACGTGTTTCTGGTGCGGTCAAGAAGCAACGACGTGCGACCACGTAATCCCAGTAGCTAGAGGCGGAAGCGATGATCCAGATAACCTAGTCGCAGCTTGTAAACGCTGTAACTTCTCACGCCAAGATCGACTACCCGAAGAGATGGATCTAGTGAAGAAGAAGGTAGGCGGTGTTTTTTTTACTAGCGATTCCAC